ACTTTTAAGACCACTTAACCATGCCCAAGCCCAAAGGAAAAGAAATCCAACGAAGAGTGGCCACCATCTACGCCGTGTCGTATCTCGCCTCACGCCCGTACAGGGCCACAGAACTCGCCGAAGTTCTTGGGGTGACCATCCGTACCACCTATCGAATCCTAAGCGATTTGCGGGCCTCAAATTGGCTCGTCCAAGATAACTGTACCTATTCAATTCAACCCAACCAAACCCCAATCCAAAACCCATGAGCAGTTATGTACCAAGGGTCAACACAATGACCGTTATGCAAGACCACCCGCAAACAACCGTTGAAGGTCAAAAGGCTGAAGATTTGTTTCCAGTTCTTTTTTTTGAAAAGTCTGGGATGGAATGTGTCAAAGCCACAACCGACCAGCAAAAAAAGCATATAGATTACCTTTGCGGACGATTTACTTTTGATGTCAAATCAAGGAAAAGAAAAAACCGACACGACGCTCAATTTTGCGATAATGAAATGCTTTTAGAAATTTCAAATGTGTTCGGATTTAACGGATGGCTTTACGGAGAGGCGACGCATATTGCACAGGAAACCGCCGATTCCTTTCTTATCTTTAATCGTCAAGACCTTGTATATCACTACGAAGCAAACCAACACCTTTACCCAAAGCATAGCCGCCATGAGGACTGCTTTGTATGGGTTCCATTTGACCACCTCAAAACAATTAAATTCTCAATTTTACCTAAACCCCAACCCCAACCCATGAGCAACTACACCCCACAACCCAACACTTTCTCCCTGTTCGCCAACGACAAGGGCGACAATCCAAAACGCCCCGACTACCGTGGGGACATCATCCTCCCCGACGGAACCAAAATGCGGTTATCCGCATGGGTCAAGGAAGGGCAGAGCGGAAAGAAGTTCTTGAGCGGCAAAGTCGAGCCGATGAACGAATCCCGCCCAGCCAACGCATTTGAACCACAGGCTGGAGATATGCCGTTTTAGTGTAACTTTGCCCGAAGATTACATTTAAGATTAGACGCATTCCTTGTATAGCAGCCAAGGAGTGTTTAGATAAAGGGTTCCCGTTAAACCCCTCGCCCTGGCTGCTGCTATCAGTCGGGGCGTTTTTTTTACTACCACATGGAAAATAGTTGGTACAAGCACTCCCCCAGCGATTGGCTCGCAGGACGAATCAGCCGCAAATCTTTTGAATTGCAGGGGGCATTCATTCACATTTGTCAACTCTACTGGGTCAAGCACGGCCACTTTACGGCCCATCAAGCAAGCCTTGAAATCGGGGCGACCCTGCTTGGTCAGTTGATGGAAGCCGAAATCATCAAGGAGGAAGGCGAACAAATCCGCATTGAGTTCCTTGACTTGCAGATGGACGACCTTAACCGTCTAAGCCAGCGAAGGAGCGAGGCTGGACGCAAAGGTGGGGAGAACAAAGCCCAAGGAATAGCCAAGCAAGATGTAGCAAGTGCTAAGCAAATCGTAGCAAGTGCTAAGCAAAACGAAGCAGATAAGATAAGATTAGATGAGATAAGAGAAGATAAGATTGAGATACAAGAGAAGAAGAAGAATACTTGTGTCCTTTTTGACCAATTTTGGAACCTCTATCCCCGCAAGACCTCCAAGCAGTCCGCATCCAAAGCCTTCGCCAAGTTGAAGGACGAAGACCAGCAGAAGGCCATCAACAACATCTCCCGCCTCTACTCCGAAACCCCCGTGCAGTTCGTTCCCCATGCGGCGACCTACCTCAACCAAGGCCGATGGGAGGACCAAGTAATCCCAAGGAACGCTACCTTCAACCCACTAAACCAATCCGATGACGAACCCTTACCATCTTACCGCTGAACGCAGGCTCCTGTCCTGCCTCATGGACCAGTTCACCAACCGAGCGGTCCTCCTTCTGCAAATTCCCGAACGCCTATTCACGGGGAACCATGTCCTCGTATATCGGGCCATTGAATCCCTCCACCGTGCCGAGCGACCCGTGGACCTTGTGGCCGTCCACAAGCATTTAATTGACAACGGGCAGGCCCATGTCATCGCTGAATTTGTGGACATCCTTGACGGCAACACGCTGACCTCCGATTGGAAGGTGTACGCCTCCGACCTTAACGAAGCGTGGAAGCAGCGGGAGGAACAACGCATCATGGACGAGTTGGCCCATGACAGGGACATCCCCAAAGCCTTCGCCCGATACCAGTCCATGCAAGCCATTGAAACCAACGCCACCGAAACCACGGCACACGAACTCGCCAAGACCTACCTCATAAACATGAACGAGGTCCGTGAAGGCAGACGCAAGGATTCAATCTTCCCGACCTACATATCCCCAATGGACCGAATGATGACGGGGTTCAAGCCCACCGAGTTTATCCTCCTTGGCGGTCGTCCCGCAATGGGCAAGACGCTCTTGGCCCTCCAAATAGCCATGAACCAAGCCATGGCAGACATTCCCGTTGTGTTCTTTACCCTTGAAATGTCAGCGGAGCAACTGACCCAGCGGATGCTATCCAACCTCGCCACCATGGACGGGGCGCACTTTCTCAACCCGACCGAGCGAATCAGCACCAAGGACTTCATGGACCTTGGCCAAAAAGCGGACCTTCTAAAGTCCAAACCGCTGTATATCGTGGACCTGCACCAAGCCAACCTTGACCGCATTGAAGGCGAAATCGCAAAACTGAAAACCAAGTATGGGATTTGCGGGTTTTACCTTGACTACCTCCAACTTGTTGAGCCGACCAAAATTGACAAGGCCAAGCCGAAAATTGAGCAGATGACGAACATCAGCAAGACCCTCAAAGCAATTTGCAAACGGCAGAAGGTGTTCGGGGTCGTGGTGTCATCCCTATCCCGCGCAACGGAAGGACGAAGCGACCATCGGCCCATCATGTCCGACCTTCGGGAAACGGGGCAGTTGGAGTTTGACGCTGACAAGATTGGCTTTGTATATCGTCCCTACGAACACGACAGGAACCAGCCAGCGGATTTGATGGAGGTCATCGTCCGCAAAAACCGCAACGGTTCCCTTGGCATCGCAAACATCCAATGCCACCTTCCCTTTACCAAAGCCAACGAATACCCACCTAATTCGCTATGATGGAAGAATACAACCTCCAGGCCGCCTGCGTCAAGTTGTTCGCCCTTATGCGACCCAACGAGCAGGGTTTGCTATTCTTGAACCTCAACAACCCCCGTTCCCGCTCCAACGGTTTCTTCCTAAAGGGTATCGGGCTGACCGCTGGGGTTGCCGACATGACCTACCTATCACCCAAGGGAGCGGTGTTCCTTGAATTTAAAACCCCCAAGGGCAAGCAGTCCCTCTCGCAGAAATGGTGGCAGGGGGTCGTTCAGGAGGCGGGGTACAGGTATGAGGTCATCCGAAGCGTGGAAGATTTCCAAAGGGTGTTGGATGAATGTGGGTAGGTTGTGTATATCTTTGCTGAACCTAAACCATACACCCATGATAGTACCAATAGAAAAACCACAAATCACACCAACTCCCGAACAAAAAGAAAAGAATTATTGGGACACCTTAAAATTTGATAGCCATAAGTGGGTGGAATTTCACGAAGGATATTATGAATGCGATTTTTGCAAAGCGATACACACATCAGTAATGCCAATTAATCATAGCGTTTTATGCAAAGAAAACCCTCATTTAAAATAGAGGATTGACCCATGCACCGCTTACTGCTCCTTCTGCTGCTGACCGCCTGCACCAACAACCGCCCTTGGAAGGTGATTGAGGTGAGGCCCAAGGGGCATGCCTGCGAGTATGTGCTATCCCGAAGCAACGGATTCGGCCCGCAGGTAAAAAACATAACCGCAAAATGCGGGAAGTACACACTTTTCCAAACCATAAACCCAAAGTGATGACAAAAATCAAATCAAAGGAACAAAATGGCACTATTTGCTTTGAAACATTTAAAAAGATTAGTGCTTACGATGAATCCAATTTGCGACAGAAAGATGCAAGTTGTTTTAACGGAATGGTACGCATTCACAAGTTTAAAGTAACGATTGAGCCAATAGAAGAACCAAAAGAAGTACTTGCCGAAAGGTTACAAAAACTATGGGATGAGTGTGATAATTCCCACCATTGGACTCCATTACATAAAGCGGCAAAAGAAATTGGATATGAATTAAAAGGTTCGTCTGGTAGCCTACGCAATAAATAACAACCCCCAACCCCTAACCCATGAAGCCAACCCCGACCTTTTTGGTAGGTGCTGTTATGCCTTCGTGCTTACGACTTTCGCTAAAAACTAAATGGTTTGAAATGACTAAAGCAGGGACAAAAACAGAAGATTACAGAGAGTTAAGCCCATACTGGTCAAAACGATTTGGAACACCTATTACTTGGGCAATGGAGGCTTATTCCCTC